GTCAATCAGCGCGGCACGTCGGGCCGCCATCTCCTCGCGGGTGATTGTTTTCCGAGGAGCGGCACGCGGAGCTTCGGCACCGACCGCAGACAGGCCGGAGAACGACGCCGCGACCGCCGCACCGACGCAACAGTCCCACCAGTGGTTGTCGCGACCAGGTATCTGCCGCCACTCGTCGACGATCCGCATCCGCGATTCAACGCGAACCGGCGTCTCGGCACTCATCTGCTCGGCAAGCATCTCGTGCTGGCCGGCGTGGATCGTGAACGCCAGCGGATCGCCGACCGGCAGCTTGCATCGCGTCGCCACGAAAGTCTTCCACGCATTTGTGTCGTAGAGAACGTGGCGCTGTTTCTGAATCGTCGAGGTCCGCCAGTTGGCACCGATCCTCTCGCCCCGATCCACAGCCTTGTCGCTGATACTCTGGCCCGACGCACCAACAAATCGCCCGTGGGTCGGCAGCACCCGCGGCCCCCACGACGATCGACGTGCGAAATCTCGCACCACCCCGTGCGTCTGTGCCCAGTTCGCGTCCACGAACAACTGGCCGACCCGGAGAACCGCGTCGTCGTTCTCGCGGTTGATCTCCCGGCCGAGGATCATCGACGCCACCGACTCCAGTCCCGCGTGGATCGCGGCCTCGAGTGCTACGCCGCCGGCCGCAGTCACGAGAGTCTTCTTGGCGTCGCGTAGCGTGTAGTACGCCCGACCCTGCTCCGGGTACGCCCCGTAGGCCACGAGGTGCCCGCGGAGCTGGCTGCCCCACGCCACGACCGCCCAGTAGAGGAGCTTTTCCTGCACGTCGACGAATGCTGTCAGCGTGTCGCACCCGCGTGGGCATACCCACCTGGGTATTTCGAGAACGCGACCGCGGAGATCCTCTGCGGTGACGCCGAGGCTGGCCGCCTCGTCCTTGATCGGGCTCTGCTGAAACTCTGAAGCGAACACGTCCGCACCGTCGTCGATCAGCGCGTTGTATGAGTGTTGAATCGCGGAGTGTTCAGCGTCGGGGTCGAAGCACGACGCCCAGGATACTTCGCAGCCGGCGTCCATCGCGGTGCGGTTGGTTAGGTAGAACTCGTTTGCAGCCTTGTGGGCACGGGCCTGGTCGCCGGGAATGTCCTTCGCGAAGGTGCATCGCAGATCGCGATAGCGGCTCATCCACAAATCGTCGTGGCCGTCGGAGAACTTGCGGACCATCGGAATCCGCTCGCCCTGCCACGCGGGGAACCGGCTGGAGTCGAGGAGCTGGTCGACCATGTCCCCGGTCGAGATCACAGTGGCGTTGACCACGCACGCCATGCTGCGAGTGTGGCCGGCGAGTTTCATCACCGACTTCGTCAGAATCTCCAGCCGGTAGGAGCACTGCACCGGAGACCGGGCAGACTCGCGAGTCTGTGGGTCGTCCACGATCGTGAAGTCCGGCCGGAGCTGCCGGCCGTCCGGAGTTTTCCACCGCAGACCTAAGATCGAGCCGGTGAGACCGCGGCTCATGATGATCGAGCCGGACGAAGGCGAGCCCTTGATCGCCGGCATGACCAGCGTGTCCTTGCGCCAGCCAATATGGGTCCGCTCGCCGTTGTACGTCTGCGAGTTGCAGCGTTGGGCCTTTCCCTCCAGGCACCGGACCGGGTGGCAGACTTCGGGGAAGTCCTCAAACAGCAAGTCGTTGTCTGACAACTCCGTCCGCAGCGAGTTGATCGCTTTGTCGGCGAGGTCCGATTCTGCGGCGAAGATCCCGCCGAACTTTCGGTGGCCGTAGAGGATCGCCCACAAGAGCGCGTTCTCACTCACCGTCGATTTGGCGAAGCCGCGGTACACCGCGTTGATAAATCGGCCGCCGCCGATGATGCAGTCCTGGATGCGGGCGATCACCCTCTTGTGGTCGGGCGAGAATGGCGAGAGACCGGTCGAGTATGGGAAGTAGGTGGTGAGGAAAAGCTCAAGGTCGAGCCGGCAAGACTCGCGCCGGGCCACGTTCACGACCTGCGGGATCTCGCCGATGTCCGCGCCGCGGCGGGTCCGCTCGCGGCCGCGCTCGATTGTCTGCTCACGCGCACGCTCGGCTGCAGCGACCTGAACCTCGGGGGCGGATTTGGGCCTACCCATTGCCATGCCTCGCGTACGAATCAGTTTCCACAGTACCCCTCGCACTCGTCTTGGAATCCAGCAAACAAATGACGCTGGCCGCTCTTTTCGTCGGCTGGCCGTAGGTCAACCTGCTCTAGCGGCACGCACGCCTTGTGTAGAAATCGGTGGGCATCAAGGCCCGTACCGGTGCGGCATACCTTGTCGATATGAACGGCACGATCCCAGCCCTTCGGGTCTTCGTCACGCAGTCGCCGCCATTCATCGTTGGACTTGAACGGGCAGAACACGCATGCCGAGCGTGGCACCTCGTAGTGGAGTCGTTGCTTGAGGTACGCAATGCAATCCCCACGAGTCATCTGCATATCCCACAGCGGGAAATGCACCCTCCAGTTGGATGGCTTTGCGAGAAATCGCTGCTTGACTCGAATCACCCGTTTGGGCTCATCAAATGACAGGCCCATGTACTGGTGGACAATGACATCCTTTGGCAGCGGCCTCCCGAACTGCCCGCCGCAATGCTCACGGATCAGCCGCTCAATCGGTTTTACCTTGAAGTCGGCTGTGCATTGCCGCTGAATGATGCCCTTGTCGCCGGTCTGCGGATTCAGCGTGTAGGCCGGAATAGAAATGAAATGCCCGCCATCTGTTCGCTTGTTCCCGTTTACGTCCGAACCTTGATCCAGGGCGTCTCCGAGCCTGCCTGCCGTGGTCACGACGATCGGAGGACCGCCAAGAGTCTTGAGGTAGTCGAGGTGCTTGTAGACCTCGTCAGGTTCTTCTTGAACGTCCGCGAAGATCGCAGCGTCGAACGGTGGCACTTCTGGCTCGTCGCCGTCCATGCTCATCAAGTAAAGGGCGGTGGATTGCACGCCAGCGCCAAGATTTAGAAAGTGATGCTCTGGCATTTCAGTTGCCTCCCCCATGCCTCGCGTACCAGTGTGCGAGCAGTGCCGCGTCGGCCCGGCCGTCGTCTTTCACCCTCGCGAACAGCTCCGCGTGCCGGGGCCACAGCCTCGACGCCACCAGCCGGTGCTCACCCTTGTCCCGGCTGACGCCAACGGCTTTCGTCCACGACTGCGGGCGGACGAGGGTCAGCGGATATCCGAGGGCCGAGACCACGCCCTCGACCAGACCAAATCCTCGGCCGAAGTTGAATGCCGAGGTTGCCCCGGAACCTTGCACACCCTGGACGTGCTCGAGGACGACGTGGTTGGGCTGGAAGGGGAAGCCTCTCTGAACGAGGTGGGACAGCCGGGCCGCGTCGATCACACGCTTGCCGCGGACCTCCGCGACCGGCATATCGAGGACGTGGAGGCCCTCGTCGGAGACGAGGGCGAGAGCGCCGGAGAGGCCGGGGTCGATGCCGAGGATGATGGTCATTGCGTCACCTCCACCACCCGCACCGTCCTGGCCCGCCCCTCGTCCCACGTCACCCTCCCGTCGCGCCGCAGCCGCCATAGCTTTTGCTGAACGTCCGAGTGAATCGACCCGATGACCGCAGCGATCTCCCGCATGGTCGGCGGATAGCCGCGCTCCGCGGTCAGGTCGACGATCGCGTCGATGACCGCGAGTTGCTTCGGGGTGGTGGTGGTGGCGGTTGTCATGCGGGGCCTCCGGCTTTCTGTGACTTGATGGCGAGGAACTCAGCTCGTCGCCTGGCGACCTCCGGATCCTCGACGGAACGCTTCCATTCGGCTGCGGCGTCAGCCGCAGAGCGGCGATCGTCCGGCCGCTTCGCGGCCTCGCGGTGAGTGCCGCCGCGGTCCTGGCAGTTGTTCAACCAACTCGTGGTCAGCCACTTCCGCCAGTTCGACTTTTTCGCCTTCTTGGGATTCGCCTTGAGCCATTGGGTGGCCCGGGCCAGCTCGACCGGGATGTCCGCAGCCGGGTAGGCCGCGGCCCATTCGGCGAGGTCGGGATCGCCGATGCCCTCCCACCCTGCGCTAGCAGACCACCGGATGGAGTCGGTCGGCTCGGAGCCGGCCCGCGGAGCGGGACTGCTCGGAGCACAAGAGGAAAAGGGAAGAGGGAAAGAGGAAAGAGGAAGAGGGAAAGAGGCGCAAATCGACGGGAAACTTCCCGGCTCGTGCGTGGGATTTCCCGGTTTCTCGTTTTCCTCGGTAAAAACAGCACTTTCCGGTGGTGGCGGCAGTCCTTCGCTCCTTTCGTCGGGGTGGCAACGCTGATGCTCTCTGAACTTGGGTATTTCCAGCACTTTCACGTCGCCCGATTCGTAGGCTCGGACGAAGCCTCTGTCGGCGAGCTGCTTCAGCAGGCTCGCGAAGTCGCAGTTTTCGTAGGGGAACAACTCGGCCTTGATCCGCAGCGGCCGGTGCTCGAGGCGGCCGTCGCGGTCGGCGAGTGTCCAGAGGCCGATGAACAGGAGCCGTGCCATCGGCTCGCACTCGGCCAGGTGCTCGTTCTTGTAGAACGACGGCTTGATGCTACGGGCGCGTGCCATTCACCACCTCCATGTTGATCGGCCGCAAGTTGCCGTTGTCGTCGACTGTCGAAATACCCGGCCCAGGGCCGTCAAGGCGGCGACGGACCCGGTAGAGCAGCGACTGAGCCTGCAAAGACGTTATTTTCCCGCTGGTCATCGCGTCGAGGATCCGGCCCTGCACTCCAATGGATGGCCGGCTGGCCGACGGTTCCATTTTGTCCGCTGAAAAGGGGTTGCCGCCCACAGGGGGACGAAGCTCTAGGTCGAGCGGATCGGCCACGTCGATGAGGGCTGAGAGGTCGGCCACGATGTCTGCGGTCACTTCACCCTCCAAAGCCTCGCCCCCGCCGTGCCGTGACCCTTCCGCCGGGCCGCGAATCCGACCGACACGATCTGGTTTTGCTTTGCCAGCCCAGCGAAAACGCTGCCAAACGCTCTCGCGTCATGCGGCACCAGGCCCAGCCGCTGGCAGTGATCGACCAGCTCCTCGCCGGTCATGGCACGGCCAGACTTCGTGAGGGCCTCGAGGATTGCCGCACGGGCCGCGCCGGTGTCGAAGCCGGCCACCCGCACGGCCTTCGCCGTGCAGGCCGCTGCGGGCTGCGAGAACAGCGGCAGTGCCGAGATCGCGTCGTCGGTAGACCATGACGCAGTCATGCCACCACCCCGCCGCGGCCCTCGACCGCATCGGCGATCAGGTCGACGGTCACGTCGGCCGACGCGTCGCCGGCCTCCCATGCCGCGATGAGCTGCTTCACCACCGCGATCACGACCACGTCATTCGCCATTTGTAGCCCTCCATGCCTCAAAACAATCACTCGTGTACGCACCCATCCTTGAGTTTGCGGCGTGACGTGCCGCGGCCGGTCGGAGTCACTGGTCGACTGGCGGGAAGATTCGCCACCCAGCCCCCGGCTGCGGAGTTATGTCGCGACCACCGCTTGCGCTCTCCCCGCAGCCGATGAAGAGGCAGCCGCTTGGTTACCGGCTGGGAGCGGCCGGAGTTTCGCGAGAACGTCCTGGAGGTTGGCTATCTGCTTCTGAACCTTGATTGCCGCTGCCTGGTCCGCGGCATCCGCGGTCGGGCAGAAGCGATCCGCCAACTCGAGGTCGGTGAGGTGCGTTCTTTTGACATAGGTCAAGTTGCCGACGACCACGGTTTCGCCGCTGAATCGGTAGATTTCGCCGTTGGGGAAGACGTGGGTTTGGTACAGGGTTGCCATGATGGTTTTCCTTTTTCTGGAATGGACTAAAACGGGAGGTCGTCGCCGCTCGCGCCGGTCGCCGCGTCCGCCTTCTGTGTGGCGGTGCGATTCGCAGTCCGCTCGACCACGGCCTTCGGCAGCGGATCGGAGTTGGGCTTGTATTTCTCGACCTTGACGTAGTCGCGTCCGGCCTTGCTCACCGCCAGCACCGTCTCGACGGTCACGGCCTGATCCTTCAACTGCGTTTCGTCCCAGTCGCCGCGCGGCGGTTCGATCCTCGCCGATCGGCAAAGGGCCTCGATCGACCCCCTGCGGTCGCACGGGATCGAGTCGAACACCGACTTGATTTCCTTGGAGAAGTCGAGCCGCACCGTGAGGCACTGGCCCTCCGGGTTGTTCTTGCCCTTCGCCCAGTCCTTCGGCTGGATCTTCACCCACCCGATAGTCGCGACGTGCGTTCCCTCCGGGCAGAGCTGCTCCGCTCCGGCGTCCGACTGCGTCTCGCTCGTATCTGCAAAATCGTCCCAGTTCACGTCGTCACCTCGGGGTTGTAGGGCTTGCTACTGATCTTCACGATTCGATCGGCGTCACCCACCAGGGCGTCGTCGATGATGGATTTGGCACGGTTGAAGCTGACCGCACCACGCTTGAACGCGGTCGCGGTGTCCTCCACGATCTGCATGGCCGCCGCGTGGCGGGCCTCCTCGTCACGCTCTGCCTGGTTCATGCCGGCACCTCCTCGGGTGACAGAACTCCACGACGCTTTGAGATCGCATTGCCCAGCGTGTTTCGCTGGCTCTCGGTCAGGTCTCCGGCCGTCACGGCGTCGTCGGCGTCGCTCTCGATCACGTCCAGCTCCTCAACCGACGCCGCGGCCTTGACGCGGTCGCCCCAGCCGGGCTTGGACGCCGGAACGCTCGCGAACAGCGGGGCCAACGCCTCGATGGTCATGGGCAGTTCCGGGGCGAGCCCGTAGCGGTTTTTCGCGTCCCAAGCCGCCGTCCGCTCGGTGTGCAGCACACGCTCTTTGCCGCCCTTCGCCCGGGTGCGGCCATCCTCGCCAGCGACGAGTCGGGTCTTGTAGTTCGCGAACAGGATGCAGTCGGCCCATTCCTTGACCAGCGGCCCGCTCTGTTTGGTCAGTTTCAGTTCAAACCGGTCGTAGCCCTCGTCCATGTCCGGCGGGCTGCACCGCTTGACGGTGGTGTGGCACACGATCACCACGTTGATGCCACGCTCCACGAGGGAGTCGCAGACGGTAAGGAAGCGACCGATCGCCTCCGCGACCATCGTGTATCCCTTGCCAAACCCGAAGTCTTCGATGCTCCGCTTCTGGGCCTTGGAAAGAAGGTTCTCGATGAGGAGCCGCTCCAGCCAGTCGCCGGAGTCGATCACGACCGTCTGGTATCCCTGCGAGTCGCGAGCCAACTCGTGCAGGGTTCCCTCGGCCTCGAGGTAGTTCGTGATCGTCACCCGATCCACGTCGAGGTGGTTCGTGCCGTCCTCGGTGTCGAGCACCAGGGGTTTCGGGAACTGGCTGGCAAGTGTGCTTTTGCCGATTCCCTCAACACCGTGCAGCACCACCCGCTTTGCAGTCTGCCGCTTTCCCTTCGTGATCTTCATGTCTTGACTCCCTCTTTGTGCGCCCACTCCTCCAACTGCCTCACGGCCGTGCGGACCATCCGCACGTCACCGTCGAAACTCCTGCTATAGCCCTCGACCGCACTGACACTCGTGAGCATCAATCGTGCGGCCCGGAGCAACTTCAACGCCCGGCAAATGCCCAGCGAGTGGCGGCCGTCCGCCGCTTTCACGCTGGCTCTCTTCGGATCGATTCCACTTGTCATTGATGACCTCCAGTTCGCTTCGTCTGATTGAGATGTGGGCTGGTGCTTCGATGCCCAGCTTGACCATTGGCCGACCGCCGCCCGCTCCGCGGATCTCCCGCACCACCACGACTACGTCCGGACCGATCTGGATTCGGTCTCCGAGGTAGCGATTAAGATTCAGCACGACGGCTCCGTTTCGTTGCCGCTTTGCCAGCCTTGGCTCGGCGGGGTGGTTCCTGTTCACGCCCGGCTCCGCCGGACTCCGTTCCGGCGTGATCCGTCACGCCGGCATCCTGGTTGCTGGTGGCCGCGGTGATTGCACCGCCGTGCCACGGTTTTCCCGTGCGGTTCTGCCGCAGTCGCACCTCGGAGAGCCTTCGCAGAGCCTCCGGCTCCCCGCAAAGAAGGTCCGCCATCCGGTCGGCGATAGCCTCCAGGTCGGCGATCGCCTCGCGTGTCGAGTCGTAGATCACCTCAAGATCACCGGCGATAAGCCGCTGCTCGATGTCCATGTCGATCGTCTCGTTCAGCGGCAGTCGCCGAGTGCAGACGATCATGGCGGTCGCCATGCGCACCCTTAGGGTGCGGACGACCTCGCCTACGTCCCCCGCGGCTTCCCGAAGAGCATCCGCACGCTCACCGGGTCCGCGTCCGGCGGCTGGTATTCGCACCGGGTCACCCGACGCTTGTATTCCTCGTCTGGCGACCAACTCATCCTGATCGCGGCTGCGAGGAGCTGGATCGTTGGCTCGGTCGGGTCGGCCTGGTCGCTTTCTCGATCCTGGTATCGCTGCTGGTTGTCCATCTTGGCGTCCTCTCGCTTTGAGGGTCGCCGATGCTGCGGTTTTGCGTGTCATGGCGCGTCCCTCGCCTGTCGTTCCTGCCGATCACCGTGATCGGCCGCTTTGTTTTCTTGCTTAGGGGTACTGTACTGGTGATCAGATACCGGTCAAACGATTCTGATCGTCGTGGCGATGGGGGATTTCTTGAAGTTGGGGAGTGGAAATCTTGGCGGCGTCATGTCAGTGCGATGTCGTACAGACACGGCCCGAAGAATGCCGACGTTGAACGGCGTGGTGCTGTTCGTCGTCGGCGGGGGGAAGTGTACGGTAGCGTACAGACTGGTCAAGGTCAGTTTGGATTTTTTCTGCCGACCGGATGAATCACGCTACTTTTTGCGTGATCGAGGCCCTCGCGGGCCGCCGCCAAGGGCGGGATCGAGGCTGGCGTCGTAGCTGCGGATGAACTTCGCGACTTCTTCCTCGTCGAAGACCCACGCTCGAGCACCGAGTTTTCTCCCCTTCAGCACTCCGTCGATCGCGAAACGCCGCACGCTGGCGTCGGCCAGGCCCATACGCTTCGCCACGTCGGCGGTAGAGAGGACTTTCAGGTGGGCGTTTGCCATGACTATGTCTCCTATCGTACAAACCCCGTCGCGACAGTCAAAAACGTCAAAACTTGAATCTCGCCCGCCACTCCTCTAGAGTCGAAGTGGCCGGGCGAGAGTTGCAGTGGAGGCGAGGGGAGTCGAACCCCTAGAAAGGGTGATGTACTAGCGTCCAGTAATCAGTCAGACTGCCCGGCATCACAACAGGGAGATGCCATGACGCGAGGGATGCCAGTCAGGGAGTTAACGACGAGATACGCGAGGGTGCGGGAGCTGAAGCCGAAGACTTTGGCTCTCTACGAGATGATGTGGGCCAGGTTTGAGCGGTTCCTCGAGCGACCAGCGACGGTCGCCGATCTGAACGTCGACACGGTCGCCGGGTACATCGAGTGGCGAAAGGCCACGCCGGGGTGGCGGGGCCGATTGCCGAAGCCGGCCACGGTGCGGAGGGATCGCAACATGATCCGGGCGACCTGGGAGTACGCCGCGCGTCGGAAGTTTGCCGACGAGTTCCCCGAGGTGCCTCGCGTGCGGGTGCCGGAGTCGATCCCGACCGGTCGGGCCTACACCGCCGAAGAGGCGTCGGCCTTGATCCGCCAGGCGAAGCACCGGATCGGCAAGGTTGGCGGATTGCCTGCTCGCTGGTGGTGGCCGACGCTTCTGTACGCTGCGGTTTGCACTGGTGAGCGATTCGAGGCACTCACGAGCATTAAGTGGGCGCAGGTCGACCTCGAGCGGCACACGATGCTTTTCCTTGCCGACACGCGGAAGGGCTCGACGCGAGACATCGTGCGGTCGATCACGCCGCGGCTGGCGACGATGCTGGCCGAGCAACGTCGCGGGGACGACGATCTCGTCTGGCCGTGGGACCGGAAGGGTCGGTCGCAGTGGGCATCGCTCCAGGTGCTATGCCGCACCGCGGGCGTGGAGTATCGCGGCCGAGGCTTCCACGGCTTTCGCCGGATGGCGGCGAGTTATCTGGCGGCCAAGTTTGGCAGGGGGGCGGCGACCGAGCTGCTCGATCACTACGACCCCAGACTTCAGAGGGTATATGTCGATCCGCTGATCTGCCCGTCGACGTTCAACTCGCTGGCCGGGTTGCCGGAGTTGGACATCGGCGATTCTGAGCCCCCTGAGAGCGTTTCTTTGGGGTGATCGCCGCTAGGGGGTGGCGTCGGCCGCCGCGATCAGCGGCGGCCGTTTTGGGGCTCCTGGCGACGTTTGGGCGCGGACTCGATGATAGGGTGTCGTT